GACCTATGGTTATATCATTGTTAGCATCTTCTACAAGTAATTTACTAGCAGGTACTGTACAAAAAACATCTTTTGTTCCTGCTGCAAAATCAACAGCACTATCGCTGTTTGAAGAAGATATAACTGTTGTACGTGCTAAATCAGAACTATCACCGTCTAGTGTTCCTAAACCAACTTCCCATTCATTTGCTGTTTGATGAGCAATTACATAATATGTTGTATTACTATTACCTATACCAGCAGCAAAAGTTTCAAACCCAGTGGTAGCACCACCAAGAGATACAGTTCCTGTTCCTGTAGTAGTAGTCGTTTCTTTTACACGATCATTAATGACTAATGCCATTTATTTTCTCCTATGCTAATCTTAATATAGCATTACTTGCATCGGCTGTAGGAAATTGAACTGTAAAAGTCCCACTTGTTGACGTTTTATCGCCTCCAAAATTTAACACACATACTGCTTTATTAGAATTACTACTATTATAAATTAATGCACCTCTTGCTGTAATTGTTGCCGATGTAAATGAAGCATCAGCGAAATCACAAAGAGCAGTAGTACCACTTGTTGTTGGTGTAACTGCTGTAAGAGATCCACCACCTGCTGTATAAGTTCCTGAAGCCGAAACTTCATTTGTACTTGAATAAGCAGTTGTAGTAGCATCTAAAGAAGCTGAACTTGTATATAATGCAATTTTAAACGTATCTCCTGTTGTTGCTGTGAAATCATGTCCTTCAACAAGTATTTCTTGTTTAAAACTTGTACAGACAGCTTGAGTTATTGCCATGTTCTATCCTCCTATGGATTTGGTGATTGTATTGGTATTCTAGGTACGCCATGCATGTATTCATCTCGTCTTCGTCTACCTTGTTGTTCCACTCCTATTTCTTGAAGAGCTTTTTGATAAGATTGTTCATACAATTGTAACATCTCTACTGGACCCTTCAAATACTTAAACGCCTCAACTAAACAACCATATAGTAGTAAAGTTGGAGCATTGTCTCCTAACCACGTTGTAGAATTACTGCTAGATAACCTACTCGGTAGTCTACTAATACCTAGTTCCACGTTATACGCTGAATCGGGCGTTGGGGCTAGATAAATCGTGTTGTAATCCCAATTAGACCAATACTTTGGAGTTCCAGTACTTGCTCTATTTGGCCAATATTCATTCATGAAAGTTAAATCTCGTTGTTCTAAGTATGTCCTAGTTGCTGTTCCTGATGCAGGATAAATATGGACACTTCGTATAGTTGTTATAGATTCAGGAGACTGATTAGCTCCTCCTGGAAGTGTTAAAAAAGGACTACTAGAAGTTAATGTTGAGTATTGTTGAGAATGAAATACTGGTAAATCTATATCTCGTAATATTCTGTTTTCAGTATGTTCAATAAAGTCATTTACTATTGTATCGCTTAAAACACTACTGTCTACTTCAGTATAGCTTCTAATTTGTGTTTGTAATTCTGTGAATGTAGTCATGATGTGCTAATTGTTACCTCGCCCAACATTGTTTTAGACAAGATTGGTTCTTTTATACTTGTTGTCATCGTATTGTTTCCATCAAAAAATCCTGAGCCACCTATAACTACTACATCGCCATCATTCACAATAAGAGAGGCTTCTGAATCAGGTCTAGCATTTTTTAAAGATTCAGGATCAGCTCGATGAGATCCTCTTTCTAGTTGAGGGTGTTTAGCTTCAAATTCTGATTTATGAACCAATGATCCGTTCCATTCTTTTACCATTTCAGTATATGGAAATTCTCTACCACTTCTATCAGAAATTGCTTTTGCATACTTTCCTCTAGCGTAAGCCATTAAATTACTCCTGCTGCTGGAACAAGGTGAATACTTGCTCGTGTGCTATCTTCTGCTGCTGCTCGTTGAAATTCTTCTTCATAAGATGCCTTTAATAGTTGAATTCTTTCTGGTGCTTTTTTCATAGACAGATAATAAGCCAATCCTGCAGTTAAACAAGGTATAAATCTAAATGGTATCTCTGTTGTATTAGTGTAGTCTCCTGCATCTTGAATTCGTGTTAAACCGTAATACTTAAATGTATCAGCTGCATCAGGCGTAGGATATAAGTAAAGTTTTGGAGTTATCGTTCTTTCAAGATAGTATTGAACAGGTCTGCCTTTGGTAGACTTTTTAGAAATATTTAAGTATTCGGCACGACTAATACGCTCAACTTCATAGTCTACTGTAGTGTCTGAAGCTTCGTAAACTACCCCAGAAAGTATATCAATAAGATCAGTATCTAGATCATAACTTGTTGTACTAGCTGTTAATGTTTTTGTACGAAGTTCAATAGTCCAAAGATTTAATCCCCTATTTGCCCATTCCGCCAATAAAAGATTTAAAGAACGTCTAGCTGTTTTTAAGTCGTATCCTGTACGAGCATTTAATCCACAACGTTCGAACGCTTCTTCTATAATCTCCTCTATATAGAGGTCAAAGGACGTAGTGCCTGATGTAGCCATCTCTACTCCTTATTAAACGGTGCCAGTTTTAACGAACTCTGCTACAACTGTATACATATTACCATCGTCTGCTTGACTTGGTACTACAATATTTATATCACCATTTGTATTAGTATCTGTACTAGGTGGCATACCACCAAATTCTCTAAAATCCCAGTATCCTGTGCCTACTAGTCCAAGTAAAGGACGATCACCATCTGAATCTTCAAAGTCTAAACGAGCGTGTGAATCGCCACCATCTCCGCTATCACATGCAAACCAAATTCTTTGTAAAGCTCCTCGTGAAGCAGCTCCTGCAATTGTACGTGCTGAAGCATCGAAAAATACTGTTGTACTTCCTGAGCCATCTGATTCTACAACTATTTTTAACGTTACTCGTCTTTCATTTTCTTGTAGAACTTCTGGTCCTGTTACTGTATCTGCCATAATCCCTCCTTAATCAAGATTACTAGATGGGGCAGTTACGCCCCATCCTTATTTATTTAATTGCCTATGGTCCAATATTTAACCATATAAGCGAATATTCTGTAGTAGCATTAACTGCCATGGTTTGTCCAAGAACTTGCCCTTCAGCGTCAGCATCAGAATCAAGAACCTCAACTGCTCCTGCTGTTCCATCAGAACGAACAACTGGACCTGTTAAAGTGATTGTTCCATCAGTTAAAACTGCAGCAGGTCCACCAGTTTGGAACCATGCATAATAATCAGCTGTTGTGTCAATTGTTGTAACACCTACAGCTGGACCAGTATGTGTAGCTGGAGCCACAATTACTGCACTATATGGGTTTTCCATTAATGATAGTTGTGAGCTAGTAGTCAATGCTGTTGCTAAATCATCATAGCAAGTAAAAGATATACTTGGATCGTCTGAATGATCATGAGCGTTATGAGTTTTGATTCTCAAACATTGTCCTTCACCATTTACGTCATTTACCCAAAGATACCCTTCAGCGTATTGATCTGCTGTAATATCTGTACCGTTTGTTTCAATAGATATTGCTGTTTGACCAGCTGCAACTGCAGCTGTTGCTGTACAATTTGTGTGATCTGCACCAACACGTGCTTTTGATTGTACAACTTTACCAGCAGTTATTGCTGTGCCTCCACATTTGCCATATCTAAATTCTCTATCGTTATAAATTAATTTAGTTCCAAGTGGAAATAATGCACTTGAACTTTCAGCAAATGGGTCAACTGTATTTGCAGGACTTCCACCTTTACCTACAATTAAATCACTTGGTGCATATCCTGTAGTAGCTGTGTACTTTAGATGTGTACCTTGCAATTTACCATAAGTAGTTTCAGCACCAGTTGTTGCATTGACTGTAACAGATTGAAATCCATTAGTACTCTTCGAACGGACTGGTCCTGTGAATGTAGTATTTGCCATTTTAAATTCCTCGTAGTTAAATCATACCGTCGCTTCTACGATCGTCTGCTAGGGCAGTCGGTATAATTGGTTTTTCCCTAGTATAAGAGGGGGAACTAACTTCCCCCTCTTAAATAATTAATTATGCTCCAGAAGAGCCATACATAGCTCTCCAATCAGACCAACCGAAGCTATATCTCTCACGAGCTTTATAGCGTACATTACCAGTATTGAAGTCTCCTTCCATACCAGAACTAACAGCAGCACGTGAAAAGTGCTTCATGCCATTAGGTGCATCGGTTTTTACAAACCATGCATCAGTATCGGTTAAGTAGTGGTTCACAACATATCCTTGCGGAAGCATTCCTGAACTTCTAAGAGCGTTAATATCATTGTCAGCTGTTGCGACTCTGAGATTAGAAGCCATTAGTCTCTCAGCGATAAACTGAGAATTTACAGGGATGATTAATTTCATTGCCTTGTGGGCAGTTTTTAATCCCCTTTCATCAGTGAATTTTGCAATATCAATCATTGCATTTTCCACAGATGTTTCGTTAAGGTCTGCGTCTGTGCTAGGTTTATTAGCACCATTACTTGCCTGTGTCATTGGGTGAGCTGTATTTAAAAGAGATACTGCATCTCCACCAGTGTAAGATGAACTAAATGCATTATTTAATACATTAGCACTTTTCACTTGTTTTGTGTG